TGAAGCAAAGCCGAGCGAGATACTGGTAGACTCCATTGGACTCGGCGCGGGGGTAGTTGACCGCCTGCGCGAGCTGGGGCTACCGGCGCGCGGGATTAACGTCTCGGAGTCGGCGGCGATGATGTCCAACTACCGCAACCTGCGGGCAGAGCTATGGGGTCGAGCCAAGGCGTGGCTAGAGCGCAGGGATTGCCTTTTGCCAAACGACGAGCGACTGGTCAACGAACTGGCCACGGTGCGGTACAAATTTGCCTCAAATGGCAAGTTGCAGATTGAGAGCAAGGACGACATCAGAAAGCGCGGGCTGAAGTCGCCCGACGTGGCCGACGCGTTTGTGCTGACGTTTGCGGGCGACGCGGCGGTCGGTGTTTATGGCGCGGGGGTTGCGAGCAGCTGGTCTAAGCCGCTGCGCAGGAATGTGCCACGGCTGGCGTAAAGGTGTAACAATTAGCCCCAAAGCCATTGGAGGGGCTAATGTCGTCATTCGCGCCATCTATTACGCTGCAGGATACCTACGAGCCGTTTGAGCTTCAGGTCGCTCGGGGGCAGATTCAGCGGCACTCATCAGTATTTAAGTTTGGGTTCAACCCAGACATCAACGGCACCGAGGAAACCATCTGGGACGCAGGCGGGGTGTACCCGTACCCGGCCTCGGCGCTGAGCATGACCGTGACCAGCGCGGCTGCGGCCACCGACAACGGCGTCGAGGTCACGGTGACCGGGCTGGACACCAACTGGAACGAGGTCACGCAGACGGTCACGCTGGCAGGTCTTGGCACGGCCACGTTGAGCACCGCGCTGCGGCGGGTGTACCGCGCCTACGTCAGCGGCGCGACCGCGGCCACTGGGGACGTGACCATCGCCAACGGCGGCACGACGTATGCGCAGATTCTTGCGACCGACCAGCAGACGCTGATGGCGGTGTACACGGTGCCAGCCGGTTACACGGCGTACATCTACAAGGGAACGGTGTCGGTTGGCACGGCCAACGGCAACCAGTACGTCACCGCGCGGCTCAAGGTGCGCACGTTTGGTGGCGTCCTGCGCACTGCGGCCAAGGTAACGCTGTCTAATGGCTTTGTGGACTTTGACTTTGGCGTGCCGCTGGCGGTTACCGAGAAGTCGGACATTGAGGCTCGGGCGGTAAGCAGCGGCAGCAACAACGCGGTGAGCGCTACGTTCACCATTGTCTTGATTAGCAACACGGGGTTCTAGGATGAAGGGCAAACCGGCGCGTAAGGTGGCTCGCGTGATGCGCGAGTACAAGGGCGGCAAGCTGAAATCCAGCAGCGGCCAGAAGGTCACCAACCCCAAGCAGGCAATCGCAATCGCGCTGTCTGAGGCGCGTCGCATGAAAAAGGGCAAGAAATGAACGAAGAAAACGAGTCCTACGAGGAAACCCCAATCGGCATGGCCGAGGAGCTGCAGCGCGAGGTTGCAGAGGAAAACGGCGACCAGCCCATGGACGACGCCGAGCTGCAGAGCATTGTCGGCGCCGAGATTGAGGACGCCATCAGCTACGTGGACAGCGACCTGAGTCCGTTCCGGGCGCAGGCGACTGACTACTATCGCGGCGACCCGTTTGGCAACGAGGAGGAGGGCCAGAGCCACGTCGTGGCCACCGAGGTGCGCGACACGGTCAACGCGATGTTGCCAAGCATCATGCGCACCATGTTCAGCAGCGAGCAGATTGTCGAGTACGTCCCGACCAATCAGGAGGACGTGGCCAACGCGGCGCAGGCGACCGACTACGCCAACTACGTGCTGCAGCAGGACAACGACGGCTTTATGGTGCTGTACGGCACGTTCAAAGACGCCTTGGTGCGCAAGTGCGGCATTGTCAAGACTTGGTGGGAGGACAGAACCAAGGTTCGCGTCGAGAACTACACCGGGCTGGACGAGCAAATGCTGATGGTGCTTCAGAGCGAAGCAGGCGCGGTCGTGACGGTCATTACCCAGTACGACGACCCAAGTGTTACGCCAGAGATGATGCAGCAGCTGCAGCCACAGATGGACGCCATGGGCAACATGGTCATGCCGCAGGTGCCGCAGCTGTTTGACGTCGAAATCAAGCGCGTGACCAAGGATGGCCGCATTGTGGTCGAGGGCGTGCCGCCCGAGGAGTTTTTGATTGACCGCAACGCGCGGTCGATTGACACGGCCAGCATCATTGCCCACCGCAAGATGGCCACGGTGTCCGAGCTGGTCGAGATGGGCTACGACGAGGACGAGGTGCGTCAGTACGTCACCAGCAGCGACCTAGAGAACAACGACGAGTATCTGGCGCGCCGCCCGATTACGACCACCATTGGCATGGCCAACGAGAGCAATAACCCGGCCATGCAGCGGGTGCTGTACATCGAGACGTGGATTAAGGTGGACTACGACGGCGACGGCATTGCCGAGCTGCGCAAGGTCTGCTCGATGGGCGACGGCTACACCATTGTCAACAACGAGCCAGCCGACTTCATTCCATTTGCTGACTTCCCATGCGACCCAGAGCCGCATACGTCGCCGGTCGAGGCCAACAGCATCTTTGACTACACCAAAGACCTGCAGGAGATTAAGAGCGACATCCTGCGCAACACGCTGGACAGCCTAGCCCAGTCAATCCACCCACGCACGGCGGTGGTCGAGGGGCAGGTCAACATGGACGACGTGCTCAACAACGAGACCGGGGCCATTGTGCGTATGCGGGCGCCGGGGATGGTGCAGCCGCTGGCCCAGCCGTTTGTTGGTCAGGCCGCTTTCCCGATGCTTGACTACGTCGAGCAGATGAAAGAGAACCGCACCGGCATGAGCAAGGCCGCGATGGGCCTGAACGCCGACGCGCTGCAGAGCAGCACCAAGGCCGCGGTGGCCGCTACGGTCAGCGCCAGCCAGAGCCGTCTGGAGTTGACCACGCGCATCTTGGCGCAGGGCATGAAGAAGCTGTTCAAAAACCTGCTGTTTTTGATGACCACGCATCAGGACAAGGCCCGCATGGTGCGCCTGCGCAACCAGTGGGTGGCCATTGACCCACGCGCATGGAACGCCGACATGGACGTCAGCGTCAACGTGGCGCTTGGCACGGGCGACATGGAGCAGAAGATGCAGATGCTGATGATGATTAGCTCCAAGCAGGAGCAGGCGCTGCAGCAGCTCGGCCCCATGAATCCGCTAGTGACCCCAGCCCAGTACGCCAACACCCTGCGCCGCATGGTCGAGCTTGCTGGGTTCAAGGACAGCAGCCAGTTTTTCAACGTCATACCGCCGGACTACCAGCCGCCGCCCAAGCAGGAGAAGCCGTCTCCCGAGGAGATGCTGGCCATGGTGCAGGCGCAGTCGATACAGGCCGACATTCAGAAAAAGGCCGCAGAGCTGCAGCTCGACCGAGAGAAGATGCTGCGTGCAGACGACCGCGAGCGCGACCGCATCGAGTCCGACGCCATGCTGCGGGCGGCAGAGATTGAGGCCAAGTACGGCACGCAGGTCAACATCGCCCACATTCACGAGATGATGGAGAAAGACCGCGAGGCCATCCGGCAGCAGGCGGCCATCGCCCAGACCGCGATGCAGCAGCCCCAGCAACCACCACCGCAGGTGATGTGACGTGGCAGACCTACGGCAGAAAGTCCAGCGCGGCAAGCGGGCCGCGCAAATCCTAGAGGACGAGACCATGGCCGCTGCGTTTGACGAGCTGGAGCAGCGTTACACAAACGACTGGAAAACGAGCAAAATTGACGACGTCGTCAAGCGTGACCGCGCGTATGCAAATATGTGCGTGCTGCAGGACTTCAAAGACCAGCTCCAGTCGTTTGTGGACAGCGCCAAAATCGCAGGCAAGCAATTGGAGCGTGACAAATCAATCTAATTGAGGGTTAAACTATGAGCAACGACACCACCGCGCAAGCAAGTGTCTCGGAATTTATGACAGCCGAGCAGGCTGGTAAGGCCATAGAGTCGATGTTGTCCGGCGACGGGGAACAACAGGAACTTGAGGCGCCGCAGGATGAGACCGAGGAGGTTGAGTCCGAACAGGAGTTTGAGGAGGAGTTGTCTGCGGATGATGACGCGGCAGACGACGACGAGACAGACTCCGATGAGTCTGACGACGAAGCTGAAGATGAGCAGGAAGTCGAGGAACCGAGATTCACCGTCAAGGTTGACGGCAAAGAAGTCGAAGTGACTCTAGACGAGCTGCGAAAGGGCTACAGCAGAACCTCAGACTACACTCGCAAGACGCAAGAACTTGCCCAAGTGCGTAAAGAAGCACAGGCAGAGTTGCAACAAGCGAGGCAAGAGCGACAGCAATACGCGCAACTGTTACCAGCGTTGCAGCAGCAATTGCAGCAGCTATCCGAGCCGCAGGTCGATATGGACAAACTGTACGACGCAGACCCAATCGAGTGGATGAGGCAAAAGGAGGCGCTACGGGAGAGGCAGGAGAAGATGCAGGCCATACAGGTCGAGCAGCAACGACTGCAGCAAATCCAAGCGCAAGAGCAGCAGCAAGTGATGCAGCAGCAGCTGATGTCTCAGCGAGACCAGCTCATTGAGAAGTTGCCCGAGCTGCGTGACCCCAAGCGGGCGCAGGCGGCAAAGGCATCTTGGATTGAGGCAGGTAAATCGGTGGGGCTGACAGAGCAGGAACTGAACAATATCGGTGACCACCGCGTGTTTCTGGCCCTACACCGTCTGGCTGAGTACAACCAGATGATGGGCAAGAGGCAGCAAATCAAGCCGGTAACCAAGTCTAAGGCCGTAAAGCCGGGGGCAGCCACTAAGGGCAAGGTTCAGTCGAGCGAGGTAAAGCGGTCGCAGCAGCGTCTACAACGGTCTGGCAACGTCAAGGACGCGGCCAGTTTGATTGAGAAGTTTCTTTGACTTTGGAGTTTTATCATGGCTATCGCTAGCAATACTTTTTTGACCTACGACGCAAAGGGCATCCGCGAGGACTTGTCCAATGTGATTTACAACATCTCCCCCGAGGAGACGCCTTTTGTCAGCAACATTGGCAAGGGCACGCTGGCAAACACCACGTTTGACTGGCAGACTGACGCTTTGGCTGCAGCCGCAGCGAACGCGCAGCTCGAGGGTGACGAGACCAGCTACTCGGCTGTGACCGCCACGGTTCGCCTGCAGAACTATGCTCAGATTAGCCGCAAGTCGGTCATCATCTCTGGCACTGAAGAAAAGGTAAACAAGGCCGGTCGTCGCTCGGAATTGGCGTACCAAATCGCCAAGAAGGGCGCCGAGCTGAAGCGTGACATCGAGTTTTCGTGCCTGAACAACCAAGCCGCAGTGGCTGGTGACAGCACGACCGCTCGCACGACCGCCTCGGTGCAGGCTTTCTTGAAGACCAACAGCAACAAGGCTGGTGACGGCACCGACCCGGTGTACACCACCATCCCGACCGACCCGCGTAACGACGGCACCCAGCGTGCTTTCAGCGAGACCATCCTCAAGGATGTTATCCAGCAGGTTTGGACTGAGGGCGGTACGCCAAAGATGTTGATGGTTGGCTCTTTCAACAAGCAAGCCGTGTCGGCCTTTACCGGCATCGCTGGCCAGCGTTTCAACGTGGACGGCGCCAAGCCCAGCACCATCGTTGCCGCTGCTGACATCTACGTCAGCGATTTCGGCAACGTAAGCGTTGTGGCTAACCGCTTCCTGCGTGCCCGTGACGCCTTGGTGCTTGACCCTGAGTACGCGTCGATTGACTACCTGCGTCCGATGCAGACCATGGACATGGCCAAGACCGGCGACGCTGACAAGCGCCTGATGCTGACCGAGTGGGGCTTGCGCATCCACACCGAGAAAGCTCACGGCATTGCCGCTGACCTGACCACCTCCTAAAGGGTGAGGGGGCTGGGCTAATAACCCGGCCCCCGTCTACATGGACAAACGACTCATTTCCGAGAACGCCGAGGCTGGTATTCGCCAGTATTGGCACGAGCACGACAACGGCGACGTAACGATTCAGACGACTCAAATCGTTGACGACGTTATCGAGGCCAACCGTGGCACGTTCAATCAGGTTGATGAGCGGGCTGGTTGGAAAGGCGATATGCACCGCGTGGCGTCTATCCCAATGGCCGTGTATTACGACCTCAAGGCCAAGGGCATCATTGACGACCCGGTGGCCATGAAGAAGTGGCTCAACGACCCGGACAATCGTTTCTTTCGCACCCGCCCCGGAGTGGTGTAAATGGCGATTTCAAACTACAGCGAGTTAAAGTCAGCGCTTGGTGACTGGCTCAACCGCAGCGACCTGACGTCGGTCATACCGACGTTTATCTCGCTTGCAGAGGCACAGATGGAGCGCGTGCTGCGCACCCGTCAGATGATTGTGCGGGCCAACGCTACGATTGACACCAAGTACGGCGCCGTACCCGGCGACTTTCTTGAGGTCAAGTCGTTCAAGCTGACCAGCACCTCGCCACCTCAACCGCTGCAGTTTGCAACCATGGACGAGATGGACAACAAGGACGCGCAGAACACGTCCACCGGCAAGCCGCTGTACTTCAGCGTGGTTGGCAACCAGTTTCGGGTACACCCGTCGCCTGATTCCAACTACACCGCCGAGTTGACTTACTACGCGAAGCTGTCCAAGCTGTCGGACAGCAACACGACCAACTGGTTGCTGACCAACTCCCCTGATGTTTACCTGTACGGCGCATTGATTCAAGCCGCGCCGTACTTGCAAGATGATGCCCGCATCAATGTGTGGTCGGGCTTGTATGCCGCCGGGGTAGAGGCGGTACAGGTGTCTGACGACCGGGCGGCAACGTCCGGCGGGACTTTGAAAGTAAGGGCAAAACCTTTTGGAGGGTAATTAAATGTCATCATTTTCTGACTACGCAGAGGATTTAGTCCTCACTTGGCTATTCACCACCGACACCGCCACCCGTCCTACGGCTTGGTACGTTGGCCTGTTCACGGCTGCGCCGTCGGACACGGGCGGCGGCACCGAGGTAAGTGGTAGCGGTTATGTGCGCAAGGCAACTGGCACGATTAGTGTCAGTGGCACGGCGACTACCGCGAGCAACTCGGCTGCAATTGAGTTTGCTGCGGCCAGCGGGGGCAACTGGGGCACCATCACGCACGCTGCTATCTTTGATGCGTCTACCGCTGGGAATATGCTGGCTTGGGCGCCGCTGACCACCAGTCGTACCATCAACGATGGCGATGTGTTCCGAATTCCAGCCTCAAGCCTGACCATCACCCTGACCTAAGATGGCCGCATACGGTTCCGGCTACTATGGGAGCGGGAACTACTCCTATGGCATCACCCTAGGAGGGTTTGACGTTACCGGCGCCAGCAGCTTAACGGTTGCTGGTGCTGTTTACGTCGATGCATCTTTAGCCATAGACAGCAGTACGTCTGTTGGTGTTAATGGCATTGTCATCAAGCCGGGCGAGGTCAGCGTTGCATCGCAGTCTACTGTCGCCGTCAATGGCGTAAGGTATGCCGTTGGTGCGTTTAGTGTGTCGAGCGCCTCAAGTGTTTCCATTGATGGTGAGATATTTGTTGATAGCTCTTTTGCTGTATCTTCAGCAACTAGCGTATCAATAGCTGGGCTGCGTTACGCTGTAGGTGCGTTTAGCGTATTAAGTGGCACAAGCGTCGCTGTCAGTGGGGTATCAGTCAAGCTAGGCGCTTTTGATGTTGCGTCTGGCACTTCTGTAAGTGCGTCTGGCACCAGATTGGCTATTGGCGCTGCAAGCATATCCAGCGCCTCAACGCTGTCTGTAGGTGGTTATGTAGTAGTTGACGCGTCTGTTGCGGTCACCCCTGCCGCCGCTGTATCAATTAGTGGCTTGAGGTACACCATAGGTGCTGCAGCGATTTCGTCTAATACTTCTGTCGCCGCCGCTGGTCAGGTTGTTCAAGATGTAGCGTTGGTCATTGCGTCTACATCTAGCTCCAGTATTTCGGCTCAGGTCGTCTCAATCGGAGCTGCGGATA